TCATGATTTAAGGCTACAAACCACGGTATCATACTGTTTATAGCTATTATCTTTCAAAATATTTTCGATGGTATATTTGTCATTTTTCCAATAAATACCCATTGAAGTATCTATTTTTTTTGGCTGATCATGTCGGATAACGAACGATGTTTTACCACTCATCATATTTCCTGCATCTATTTTATAGTCTTTCAGTAGATCGCTTAAAACTTTAGTCCAAGTTGTGAACAAAATTCTTTCACTGTCTACCATCACACCATCATCAGTAATGTATGGTTCCTCACTATAAAACTTAATGACTTCATTTAATTCGCTTGGATCGCTAACCAGCTGTTTCATCTGTCACGCGCCCCCTTAATTGCTGAATCATAGCTAAAACTTCAGTAGGGATTTGTTTATCAGTATCAACATTTCTAGTATTGTACCAATACTGTGCTAGTAAACTAATAGCAAAATCGAATTGTTTATACTTACTATAAACGTCTGCTGACACGTTGTTATTGACCGCGTTCACTACATAATCCCGTGCAGTGTCTATATAATTCTGTAAAAGTGTGTCATCTAGCCCGTGCGTTACGCGCAAACTGTTTTTTACATCTTGTAAATTTACCATTTAATTGCTTCCTTTCTGATGCTGGGCTGTTATTTTAACAGTCTAGTTTTTTATGAAGAGTTGCCATCTAATAATATTCGCAGCTCGATATTGAGCCACCACATGACTAGTATGCCTATAATTGCGCAACCTCACGTTTTATAATACGTGTCGCCAAAACTGGCTACACCTCCCCAAAATTGGGGATAACTTTCTTACTCTTATATATCTATCGCCCTAACTCAAGGTGGTGGTTTAATTTATTACCTAAACATGTAACTTATACCTAGCCCAATTTTCAGCTACCCTCCCGTTAATTGATACAAACTCGCACGCCAAAAACGGATAACCACAGTCATATTTTCCTGTACTCTTAACAGGCGTACACCACATAGGCGAAAAACTACGCTTATTTTTTTCACGGTCGGATTTTCGACGGTGAAAGATCATTCAGGCAATATCTATATGAATAAAAAAGGCATCGGTAATATACCGATACCCATTTAAATCTAGGCTGTCTTTTCAACGGTTGCAGGGGTTACTTCAACATATCTTGCTGAATCATCATCGATTTTTTCATAATCGTTTCTGATGATTACCGATAAGCCTTGTGAGTAGCTATCGAATTGATCCCATTGAACTTGTACTTGATTTCTACGAGCAATAAACACTGATTGAGCAATGTCACCAATTACCATTGGCAATGCTCCAGTTTTTGAGTTAGGAAGTAACTTATCACTAATTACAATTACATCTGATCCGAATAATTGTTTGCCACTCTCTGCTGTGATACTTGGTTGTAAAATATATCTTCCATCTGAATCTTTTAAAGTATCAAGCCAGTTGAAACCTGTTTGATTAGTTACCACACTCTTATCAAGTGCTGGGTCTAGATCAACGTTATAAACTTTCTTCAAGTCATCAACACTCGATGCAGTAACCTTGGTAAAGCCTGTGAGTAATGAAACGATATTTTGGTTATCAGTATTGTCTACCAGTTTTTGTAACTGTGCTTTAACTTCTTGAACAATATTAACTTCTGAATCCTCCACAAGTTCATTAGACAAGTATACTTTTCCTGCACGTGTCACTACTTTATAATCAACACCCTTAAACATTTCGGCATCTACATCAGCAATTTCCGCAAGTTCTGCCTTTGTTGCTAGAGTTGCAGTTTGATTTGTTGCCACTGGATAAGTACCCACTGCAGTACCAACATTCTTAACTGTAGCATATTGAGCCAAGTTATATTTACTTTGTTTTAGATCAAAAACGTCATTAATTACTTCTGTAGGAACAACAACCTTTGCTGATTCGGTAGTTAATCCATCACGTTGTTCCCCTTGTGATCTAATGTAGTTTTCAAAACTTCTAGTTTCTGAATTTGTGTTATCAATAATTGTTTTTTCCATTTTTTTATTATCTTCTTCCTTATTAAATGATCTCAAAAAATCTTCATATGAACGCTTATCAACTTGAACATTAGCATCATCATATGCAGGGATAGCCACAACACTAACATCAAACAATGACTTAACTTGTTTGATTGTCCGTACTACTTTCCCATCATCGTTTTTACTAAAAGTATCGCCGTCTTTAGCCACTGCAAAACTAAAACTCATGCTTGAAACATTGCCATCTTTAACGTTTTCATATGTATCTGATGCCGTTGTTGTTTCTGGTAGTTTTGCTTGGAAATGTAACCCTTTGTCGTCAACATTGAGTTTTAAAGTACCAGATTTAGTACTTGCTAAAACTTGGCTTAAATCATGATTGTTAACCATATACACATCTGATAGATCAACACCGTCAAGTGCGCCCTTATCAATAACTTCTGTAAATCCCCCTAGATCCTTGCTAGGTGTTCCGAATACAATGGCATACCCACTCAAAGACTTGCCTTCTTTGGTTGTGTTATTATCATCATTAGCGCTTGAATCAGTGCTATTTTTTCCATCTTCTTTGGTAGGTTGAGCGGATAAATTGGCATCTGTATTCAAGCGTTTTTCTTTTTCATCATTGTTCATTTATATTAGTTTCTCCTTTACCGTCTTTATTATTTTGGTAATTATCCATATTATCCAAGTGAACATAATTCAAGCTGACAAGCAATTGATCGCCACCATCGAGCGGTGATAAATTCATTTTTCGTCTTGCCTCATTGATTGTAATAAGTCCGCCTTGAACTGCTTGTATTGCATTCTTTGTTGCCGTTTGAGGATCAACACTAAATAAACTATCTGTATTGAACCTGAAACTTTGCTTGTCAGTGTTGCTTAACAACTTAAAATCAAGCTCTGCACTAAACACATTGAAGTAATGGCTTAACGTTCCATTGATGTAATTCAAATTCGTCTGGCTTACACTAGAATGATTTTCTTCTACTCCCAGTTGATAAGTAGATAACCCGAATACTTTCGCAATCTGCTTACTACTCCAATCATTGGAATTTACCAATTTTAATACGTCCGCATTAATTTCTAACGGTGTGTAATCCATAGAACTATCCATCACGATTGTTCTGGAACTGTTTTGCGATCCAGCGTTTACCTTTTCAAACTCATCTCTAATATGATTCTTTGCATCAGCATCTAAATCTGATTTATTGACCTTTAAAACACCGTTGGAACTAATTCCGTTCTTATAAAATCCCATCAGCATTTTATTCCCAGTCTTTTGTAAATTTAGCTCATCGCGCAAGCTCATTAGAGGACTGACACCAGTCACACCATCTTGACTAAAATATTTAAAGTGCAAAATGTGGCTAGGTTTGACCCGCCTTGTTTGATTTTTGGAGTTAGAAATTTCATAAATCAATGCACCACTATCTTCATCTTGTTTTACAGTCATACTGGAATTTTTAACAAACTTGATTTCTCTCGGATTATCGACATCATCAATTTCAGCATAAGCATTGCCATTTAATAGAAGGTTAGCCATGAGGGCAAATTTCAGATGAAACCCATCTATTAGATCATTCGGTTTTTTGTTTAACAAATTAAAATACTTATCCTTAACTGCTAATGTCTCACCGCGTAACAGTTGGATTGGACTACTTGCCACATCACTAGCCAGTATTCTAATTGCACTGAAAACATCACTGTTATTGATAGCATTAGCGCCATAGTACACGCTTGAATCATCAGTCTGCATACTTACAACCGCATCTAAAAATGCATCACTTGGATCTTTCTTTACTGGTTTAAAAAACATTTATTTTCTCACCTTCTTTCTATTGAGGTTGTACCACTCACCCGAAACGGGGTACTGGTTTTGTCCTGTGTTGGTGATCTAGGACTTCCCATATTTCTAGCTCCCTTTATCAATTATCACGGCGTTTATAATCGTACATATTGCAAGTGACATCAGCGCCCATTTAAAGCCAAACAACAAAAATATCGATAGAATTAACAACACCATTCCGATACATAGCAAAAATGTGGGAAGGTAATTTTTAAAAACTAAAATCATCTGATTTATAAAAGTCATTGTTTGCCCGTCTCCCTTCAATTTCTTTAAAATACGTTCTCCCAATTGTCCATGCATCTAAGAGTGCTGCTAACGGATCAATACGGGTTTCATATTTTGTTTTATCAAGTAAGACATTGTTTAATGAATCATATCTAAGTACAGCATTGTTAATGGAATACTCTAAAAGTTGGTTATTGGTGTGAACAACTTTCTTGTTATAGATTGCCTCTTGTAACTCACGGATAGGAACTGACAAAGTTTGAGCGCCTTGCCGTACTTCTATCATTGGATAACCCTGCTTTTCAAAATCAGTCAGTAAAGTGTTCATATTCCAAGGATCGTAACAGATTGCCTGTAATTCTAACTTGTTGCTTTCTATCAAGGTATTTACAAAATCATAAATTTTTGAATAATCTATCACACCACTATCAAGGGTTGTAATGTCACACTCGTTTCTATCTTGTAGTTTTGTATAGCTGATATTATCGCGCCGTTCCTTGCGGTCAAGCCCTCCCTTGGTACCAACAAAGCTAAAACTATCTATAAAGAATTCCCCATCGTTTAAAGGAATCAACCAACTAACACTGGATAAATCACCAGTTTTAGATAAATCTATGCCAATATATACGGGCTTTCCTTTAATATTCGGCGTGACATGTATCTGTGTCTTCTTCCAGTCTTCAATGGTCAAAAATTGGTTAGTCTTGGCATTTTGCCATGTATTGAAATTCTTAACCAATACGCTCGCAATATTTTCCTGCTTAATGGCTAGTTGTAAATCATCACGGATCGTACTTGTCATGGTTTTTCTAACACTTTCAACTTCAAACAATGGGTTCGCCTTAATCCATATTTCTGGGTGATCTAGTAAAGTTTCTGTGTCCTCTGGGTCAATCTCCCATATAGCTATAAAGTAGCGGTCTGCATGTTCTTTGCCTTCAAGAACTTTACTTACAAATTGATACTCGGAATACATAGGCACGTTGGTATCATCACCACTGGTACTAATAATTACTAATGTAGCGTTTTCGTTTTTTATCATTCCTGTTTTTAACGCTTCTAAAACTTTGGTTGTCTTGGATAAGTGGTATTCATCACAAATCGCTAACTGGGCACCGTAGCCATCGAGTGTGGTGGTGTCACTTGATAAAGCCATTGCAAAACTATTGCTATCCTTATCAGTAATCTGCATCTTTCCAATTTTTAAACGTTGCCTTATATATGGTGATGCTTTTACCACTTGTCTTAACTCACTAGCCATCATGTCATAAGCCAATCTAGCTTGTTTATAGGCGTTTGCAGTAAACAGCACCTGTCTACCCTGCTGTGGTTCATCTTCCATTAGAAGTGCTATTATCCCCATTGTCGAGGCTAGATAAGTTTTACTATTCTTTCGCGCCATACTAATGAAAGCGCGATCGAATCGTTTATTACCAGTTCCAGTTTCCCGCCAAGAATATAGTTGTGATAGGATCCATTTTTGAAATTGTGCGAGATGCAACTTTTTTCCGTCCGTTGTTGGTAGCAACTCAACAAATGCAATAATTTTCTTCTCTATTTTATCGTCAAAATAATATGGGAAGTCTTTTGTATTTTGTCTGGCTAAATCGCTTTTGAATCTATTGCAGGCTTGTTTGATTTTCTTACCTGCAATGATTTCACCAGTTAAAACTGCATCAGTGTATTGTTCTGCATAACTCATGCAAGTAACTCCTTAAATTTATCATCTGGGGTCGTGTTTTTGGCTTTGCTGTATTCCAATTTCACACGGCTCTCAATCGTTAACCCCAAACTAGTAGCAAAACCCTTTAGATCCCTTTGCGCTTGCTGTTGAGTAATAAGAAAATTTGTCTTTTTCCCATCGTCTGTAAAGGCTCCAGCCTTATTGATTTCTTTTTGACAATCAATAATTAATGCACTGGTATTGCAGTAGCTTATCAGCGTGTTGCGATCTAGTTCACTGATTGCACTATCCTTTTTTAACAATGGAACAAGGCGATTCCATTCACTTCGTGCTGTTCCCTTTAGCCAAGTTGGGGGCGTGCTGTTCAATTGCTCATATGTAAATAATTGTTTCTCTGCTTGTTTCTTTTCGGCTTGCGTTTCCTTTGTAGAATCGCCTGTATAGCCTGTCAGTTTTGGTTTTCCGCCTGATGCCATCAAATCATTCCTTTCTGCTTTAAAAAGCTCTTAAAACGGTGTTGGAGCCTATTTTTTATTTAAATATTTACGTTTAAAAAAGTTGTGTGCGTTCATCTTCGTTTAAAAATGTGAGGGGGATAAATATTGAAGGGCTAGTGATACTGCTCATATCTTGTTTTAAGGTTGTGGTGGTAGTGGCATAGGGGTTGCCAGTTATTCCAATCCAATCTTTTTTGCCAATTTTCTTTTAATGGAACAATATGATCTACCACATCAGCCTTCTTAACGATTCCATCATTCAAACATTTAATACAAAGATTGTTTTTTAATAAAAATTGTTTCGATTCGTTAATCCATTCCTTAGAGTGATAGAACCTGATGTACCTACCCTCGTATGACTTTCTCCAATTGTATTGACTTTTATGCTTGTCACAATACGTTTTATCAAAGTCAATCAATGTATTACAACCAACGTGTGAACATAGCTTTTTAGGTTTCATAAGTCATTCATCACCATTATCCATATCGATAAAATGGGTTTGAGTTGGGAAGTGTAGAATTTCATAATTACTTGAATGGATAGTTTTATATACTTTCTCCCCATCGTCACAAGTTCGATGGTAAACATTTATATTCCCATCGTTATCCATTAGGTAGCGTTGACCTTGAGAATCGTCAATGAATTCTTTTCGAATATCCTTACCATCAAAATATTTTATAATTGATGTCATTTTTTTACTCCTTTGCATTATTCTGTTTTCACACTGTTAGCAACCCCGATGGGGTTATTAGCTTGGATAGCAATAATGTGGGACTTTGTTTTATACAGATTGGTAACACTTCTTTGTGATACATTGAAGTTCCAGTTTTGTTTAGAAACATCTGCAACTCTAAATTTAGCTATGATCATTGCGCCTTTCATGCAACCATTTGTAATATAAAAACCACAAGTTGAATCACCAAAAAGATGTTTCAAACTATATGAACTTTCTCGATTGTTGATTCCCTGACTTGGTGCAAGTGTGTTGAGTACCCAACTTATCAACTGGGTCTGCTGAAATGGTGATAGGTCTAAGAATCTAGTGGGATCATCGTAACCATCGGAATCTAATACCCAGATAGTGGGGGGTAATTTATTCTTAACCAAGTGGTGTCGTTGTTTTATCCACCTGTATAGTCGGGTGTAATTATCTTGTAGTTCCATTTATTTATTCCTTTCATTTAATTGAGACATGATATAGTAGCATGTCTCACACATGTATCATCTCTGTAACCCTTGTGCCACTTGGTATAGGGACTATTATCATTCAACGTGAGACGTGAGACATGTATGTTTTAAAACTTCAAATAAAGCACTGTTACACACTTAGTAATACTTTTTTTAATACTTTGGTATTTACATGTCTCATGTCTCATTATTCTTGTAAGCCTTGATACTATTGGGATAAGGGGTGATACATATCATGTCTCTATCATGTCTCATGTCTCATCTTCGTTTATATCCACGTCCGCGTTTGTTCTTGCTAATTCTTACGTTGTGACTTCTTTGCCAGGTATCTTGTAAGCTATTCATAACATCAGAAATCTGTTTACCAACATTTCCACGTGATGCAGAAATCAGCTGATCGTTACTAATATGAAAAGCAACTTGTAGAATTTCATTGGTGGTTACCTGGTCAATGAGTGTAGTTTCCTTAACTGGCTTTTTGTCCATGTCAACACAAGTACGATCGTTCATATAATCGTTAAAATAATAACGTTTGTTTTCAGTAGGATATTCATTCCAATTGGTTGGTACTGGCATATCAAGATAAGATAATATTTGTTCCTCGCTAGGATCTTGAACCATAGCATCTTTTTGATATTTCTCTGCAATCTTCTGTAAGGAATCTGTTATAAAGATTTGTCCACCATTGTTATATAAAACTTTGGCTTCTGCCAAGACTTGCAGAATATCAGCATCATCTATATTGAACGGATCTTTCTTCTTTTCTTGAACATTACATTCAATAGGAAAAAAACGTCTGTTTCCTGTCTTATCCTTCAAGAATTCTGGTGGATTTGAAGTACCAATAAAAGCAATCTTACGTGGGTGATCTGTCGTGTAGCGTCCGTACGACGGTCTGTAATTGTCAAACTGTGCTGATATAAAAGACTTGACGTGATCTACATCAGTTCTACGCATGGCTGACAATTCACCAATTTCTACAATCCATTTACCTTTTAGTTGCTGGAAGTCGTCCTTAGTTTTACCCATGGACTCTAGCTCATCTAAAAAGTAATCACGGTATATAGAACCTACTAGGGTACTTTTACCAATACCTTGACCGCCAAATAAGATAGGAACAATTTCAAACTTCACACCAGGGTTATAAACTCTAGCGACTGCACCTGTTAACCAACGTTTACATATCTCACGTGTATATTCGGTATCTTCTGTACCTAAGTAGTCTATGAAAAAAGTTTCAACTCGCTTCACACCGTCCCATGTGACGGATTCAATACGTTGCTTGACGGGGTTAAAAGAGTGATCCATAGCAAACTTTACAATTGCATCACTGATAGCATCTTTAGTAGGAACGTAATTGTAATTATCCTCAATAAACAGCTTGAGTTTAGAATCATCACTATCTAGCCAGTCACCTGGTTTAGTATCAAGTGAGTAGTTAGGCTTCAATTTTTGAAGCTGTTCTGAAAACTCGTTGTATTGAAGTAGGTCTTTCAATCTGGCATCATTTTGAAGTATTAAGAATACATTTTTGCTTGAACTAGATCGCATCGTACCTTTATCAGTTTTAAGGAATTGTTCCTTCCATAGATCAATAACGTTATCCGCATTAGTTTGCACTTGTGACAGTTCTTTAATTTTGTTTTTAAGTCCTTCTTCCATTAATTCACCTTCAATCTACGCAACTCCCTTGAAACAACCGAACTGTAAACAGTGTCCAGCTCTTTCTGTGGTAAAGGTGGGGATATAAAATTTTGATTAATAACCGACAATAATTCATAAACATTACTAGCACTGGTACCAACTGCTAGCATTGAACCTGCAATACTTGTAATGAAATTGTTGCGTTGTCCCTTGGTGGCTCCTTTAACAATCTTGTCTAGTAATCTACCTGTGTACTTCTTAAATCGTGGCGTACCAGAACTAACATTATTAGCTGGCTTATCCTGGACAAACTCTAGTAACCAGGTGGGAGCTTGTTTTATATCATCAAAAGTCCCGCTTCCATTAGTGTAGCTAACTCCGTCAATACTGCTTGGAGCTATTAAGACGTTGCTTGTCATTAGATCAATACCAGAACCATCAAAAAAGGCATTGACGTTGTTTGTTAAGTCTAAATTTGCAGGCACTTTAAAAAACCAGTGAGTTCCGTTCCTTGGAGTTTTTTCAACTAGAGTATCGTTAGGAAGTGCCCCATATTTTTCCACAATAGTGGCAAGACTGTGAAGCCCATTGCCATTTCCGTGCATATCCACATCAACAACGATCAAACCCGATTTTTTTAAATTTACACCGATATTATTGTTAGTCCCATCGAACCATTCGCGCGCCATCGATTCATCATTTACTGCATCATTAAAACCATGGCTGTTTTTCAATCCGCCTTTACCGTCAGGAATAGCAGGATAATAATAGATTTTTCTTTTAGCAAGTTCTAATGCCGTTTCGTACGTATTCAAAATCTCACTTCCTTTATTAGACGTTTTCTTCTTTCTTGCTGTTTTTAAGTTCTTCATTTACCATGTCGTATATCCGCCCATGTGTATCTGTCAATTTGTCCTCAATTACGTTGGTAAGTGTCACTAGTTGAGGGGCTACTATCCTGATTTCTTCAGCTAATAAAATGGCTGGTTCTTGTTTATTTTCATAAGAGATCCTTTCGCCATCGATTCGCTGAATACTGTCAGATAATAGTCGTACTAAATTGATAATGTCGTACACTTCAATTCCAGACATCTCTACATCATTTACATCAAAACTTTTTATCATAATTGAAAATCTCCCTTAAATAATTTATAATTAAGGCAAGAAAATATTTGCTATCTCTAGGAATTACTAACTTTGGTCGGTCTGGTAACTCCTATTTTTTTTTGCCTTTTTTTGTAATTCATTACTGTAATAAAATAGCATTACTGATAGCTTTAGCATCTTGAGCAATTTCATCTGCTAATACGATAGCTGGTACAACTACTTTCTTTTCACCATCGTTCACTGTGATCGTGCTATTTCCTTTTAAAGCGTCTAGGTTTGTTTCAATGTTGCGAATGTGTGCTTGGATATTTTCATCTTGTGCTTCAAGGAAATTCATTTCTTCTTCGTCACTTTCAAACATAATTATTTCTCCCTTATTAGTTAGTAAACTTATAACTGTGCGCCGTGCAAAGCTACTGTTATATTTTTTTAGATTCTAAGAACTTATCACAATCTACTTGATCTATTCTTTTAACACCACCAACAATTGAAACTTTAAGACCCTGGTCAATGTATTTGTACAATGTGTTGTAACTTCCAATATTCAAATACTTTAAGGCTTGACCAAGTTTCATATATCTTGGTAAATCAGTCATAATTTTTCATCTCCTCTCATCTGAATATCTAAGTTTCTTAGATTATGTAAATATTTTATATCTAAGTTTTTTAGATGTCAATATCTAATTTTATTAGATATTAGTTACTTCAAATTAAATATATCTATTTTCCTTAGATAATTAGTTGTATTAGCTCTCATTAGTTGTTATTCTTTACATAAAAGAGTGGTGATTAATTTGACTGAAAAAAATAATAATAGATTAAAAGAATTAAGAAAGAAAAAAGGAAAAACTTTAGATGATATTGAATTAGATACGAAAATCAAACGTGGAACTTTTAGCAATTACGAGAATGGAAAAACCGAGCCTAAACTTGAGGTGTGGGAAAAACTAGCTAACTATTTTGATGTTCCTGTTTCCTATCTACAAGGTATTTCTGATGACCCTAACGGTTGGAATGATTGGGCAAACGCTACTGGACACTCTGTATCTCAAATAAAAAAAGAAATTAAGAGAATGACTGATTCAAATAGAATCGATAAAAATGAGAACATCCAAAAGATAATTGGACAAGCAGTAGAAAACTTGGAGGGTCAAGGTCAAACTGATAAGGGTGTTATTAATAACTTACAATTTGCAATTTCTCAATTAGGCTCTACTGTCAATAATGCTTATATTGATCCAAAAAAAAAGGAACAATTTAAAGTAAATCCTGGTTCAGAACTTGACATTTATAATTATCCTAATGGAATTAAAGATATTATTTATGATGATATGAGTGTAGAAGTATACGATGAAATATTTAAAATATTACAAAATACCAGGGCGGAACTTTATGATTTAATTTCTAAATATCATCTTCATTAATTAACCATCTCCCCATAAACGCGCCGTGCAAAGCTAGAAATGGGGAAACTAAACTATGGCAAGTTTTACACAATACAAAACAAAAGATGGTAGTAAATTTTGGCGTTGCCAGTACACCATTGCAACTGATCCATTAACTGGCAAAAGAACTAAACGACAAAAACGTGGTTTTAAGACACGCAAAGAATGTGAAATTTATGTAGCTCATCAATTGGCTGACTTAGATAATCACGGATTTAAGGAAGACACTAACGCAACGTACAAAGACGTGTACGATAGTTTCATTGAGTCTTATAGGAAGACGGTCAAAGAAAGCACGCTAAACCACGTCTTAGGAATGTTTAGAATACATATCTTGCCAGCTTTCGGGAAATATAAGATAAAAAAAATAACCGTTACTACCTGTCAAAAGATAGTAAACGGTTGGTATGATGATTTTTCAGACTATAAAAAGATTAAGAATTATGCCAATCTTGTTTTTAAAGAAGCCAGACGTTTGAGTATCATATATGAAAACCCTATGGATCTTGTAATTATGCCAAAAAAGAAGGCTAAAATGCAAAATGCTGATGATAATAAATTTTGGGATAAAAACGAATTACAGGCTTTCATAAATCAAACTAACAAGTATTATGGTGGTAGAAATGAGAAAGCAGTAGCATTGTTTAGACTACTAGCCTTCACAGGTGCCAGGAAAGCTGAAATATTGGCTTTACAGGTTGCTGACTTTGACTATAAAGATAAGACATTATTAATTAATAAAACTGTTACAAGGGATATTGATAACCACCAGGTTATTGGTACACCTAAAACTATTAATGGCTATCGTACTTTACACTTAGATCAAAATACTGCGGATATTTTGAACCATTGGATAAGTACAATGCACAAAGAAATGTTTATGCTTGGATATAATACTGGTTCACGGAACCAATGGATATTTCCTAATACTCACAACCAACTATTATCTATGATGAAACCAAACAAGTGGATGGATGCAGTTATTGACTCATACAATAATGATAAAGATAATAGAAAAAAATTAAAACGTATTACACCACATAAACTAAGACATACCTGGATAACACTTGCTATTGAATCAAACAATCTAACCTTGAAACAAATTCAAAAGCAAGTTGGTGACAGTGACACTAGTGTTATTCTTAATACTTACGCTCATGTTACCAAACAAGCCACCGAGGAAACAATAGATAAATTTACCAGTTATGTAGGCTTCTAAATTTTCGGAGCCACGAGCGGAGCCGTTAGGTGTTTAAGCGCTATTAAACCCTTGTAAGCACTGGTATTATAAGGTTTCATCATGTGGGGATATAACCCCCATACGGGTGATAATTGAATTTTTTCTATCTTAAAAATCTGTAGACGTTGAGTTTACGGGTCTTTTTTTATGATAAATATTTTAGACGTCCAGTACTCTGAATGACATTAAAAGCTGAATAAAATTTAGGAGAAGTAATATGGGATTATTTGGAAATGCAAGTGTCACTGATAAAGATTCAACAGAAAATAATCTTTCAAAAATACTGATTGATGGTGAATCTGTTCAACTATCGTATAAACTTATCAGGGATAAGTTTGTTTTCACAAATAAGAGATTAATAATCATCAACGTTCAAGGGCTCTCCGGTTCAAAGACTAGTTATAGAAGTATACCCTATCGATCAATTTCCAGATTCAGTATCGAAACAACCGGGACCTTTGACATAGACGCTGAACTAAAAATCTGGATTTCAGGACAAGTCGAACCCTCTGAATCGTACAAATTCAGTGGTGACAATCATATTTACGATATACAACGGGCATTGGCTACCGCAATCTTATAAATCATGTTAAAATACACCTATGGAATCAAGGTAACCCTTTGGTTTAAAAGCCCTTGCCTCATCGAGCCTTTGGTAACGATGTTGTGTTTCATATTAGTAGAGCTAATCTCAAGCTGAGGTTAGCTCTTTTTCTTGCATTAATATAATTTATTTGTGCAATATTCACTAATTCTGAGATTACTAATTTATGGTATCAACGGTATTTTCTTTGTATAATATTAGGTAAATCTTACTGAGGTGAACTAATATGAAAAAATTATTTATGCTGCTCACTCTAATACTTTCAATCGTCACAATTTCCGCTTGTGCCCAAAACAAGTCTGCAGATTATAACAGTGAAAAATCTTTTGAAACTGCACTTAATAAAGGGAAAGACTTAGAAAATAAAACTGTAAAAATTAAAGTTAACAAAATAGTTCCAAACAGTGCTTTTGGATACAACATCCAAACTGGTAAACATTTGAATTTTGTTTCAGACGATAATCCAAAAGTAAAAAAGGGTGACACTTTGATTCTAAAAGTCAAAAACATCAAAAGTGTTCTTGGTAGCTACATAATCACTTATGATAAACAGTAAATCCAATAAATATCGAAATGATCACTTTACATCTTTTGATTTTGATCATATTTATCTGTAAAAATACCACTATCGCAACGTTATTCAACAAATTGCTGGTATGCATAAAAGCATTACCAAGTCCAATAAGCTGAACGACTTGAAAAGCTGCCTAATGGGAGGATTTACAAATGAAAAAAGGATTGTTATACGGGACTATTTCGCTGGCTACTCTTATTCTCATCGCCACTGGCTGTTCAAATAATAATTCTGATGATAAAAAGTCAGAAAATAAGACTGAACAGACAGAAAAATCTACAAAAGTTAAAAGTCAAGATGTGTCCGAGAAAAAATGGACTTATAAAGATGATGTCTTTGATGCAGGGAATTTAACTTATAAATTCACCAAATCAGAAGTTAGAGATTCCATTACCGATGGTGAAAAAGTCCTCGTTTTATATACGGACGTAACAAATAATTCAAAGAAAGAACAAGATCCATCCAATATATACATGGTACTTCATGCCTATCAAAAGACTGATACAGCAAACAAGCAGCTTGATCCAGGTATGACGGCATTAGATGAAAATGCAAATGATCCACTACAAGCAGAAAATGATGCTTTATCAGATAAACTATTGCCAGGGAAAACTACACATGCAGTTGTTGTGTTCTCATTAGTAAATGATAAAGATGTTAAAGTTGAATTTTCAAATGAGGATTTCAAAACTATTGGGACAAAAACTTACAGTATTAATTAA